TTACCAAATTAATTATGTTAGAAACTAAATTGATACAATGTAAAATGAAGTTAGATAAACTAGCTGTGCGTGAACCGATGAATGGTAAACAAATGTATACTCGTATGTTATGGGAACGAGTAAGAAACATATTGATAAGGAGATATAATAGATATGAATAACAAAACATACTGTGCGTGTACTATTGATATTCACAATGGTAAAACATATTGGAATGTGCCAAAAGATAATTACTATGATATGATTACACATCTAAGGCAATACGTTCATAGAGATTGTCATGTAATTGTTTACACACTTGAAGGTGCAAAGCCAATGAAATTTCACGAACACATATCAAACTTTAAAACAGATAAGGAGAAAATAGTAAATGCTTGACGCAACAAAATATATAAATAGATTACGAGTAGTTATTAAAGGTGCAGATGAATTACAGTATCACAAAGACTGGGAAAAATTTGATTACTTGTATCATCGGGTTAGTAGTATCGTAAAAGATTATGATGAAGACTTTGACAATGCTATGGAAGACATGGAGAAACAAGAAATGTTTAACATGACACGAGACAATCCATTTAAGGAGGGAACAGACTAATGAATATATTTTTTTTAGATGAGTGTCCAACTAAAGCTGCTGAATATATGTGTGACAAACATATACCTAAGATGTTATTAGAAACTTGTCAAATGTTATCGACTGCTATTCAAAAGTATACAGGTGTAAATAAATATTTATATAAACCTGCATATGAAAAACATCCAATGACTATTTGGGTAGGTAACACACGCAACAATTTTTCTTGGGCGTTGGAACACGCATTTAAAATAGAACAAGAATATGAAATGCGATTTAAAAAAGTACATAAGTCTGGAAGAATACTTTCTCAAATACATTTCCATGGATTACATCATAGTATTCCAAGAGTAATGCATGAGGATTACATTACTGAACCACCTCAATGTATGCCCGATGAATACAAAGATAAAGATTATGTGACAGGTTATAGGAACTATTACATAGGTGCTAAAAAATATTTTGCTAAATGGCAAAAGGGAAGGAGTGTACCAAAATGGTTTATAGAGAAGACACCATTGAATGTTTAAAGTGTGACAACGTATACTCTGAAAAAGATGATGAGTTTATATTAGTATGTCCTCATTGTGGGAATGATGATGTACTTGAAACAATATATTTAACAGTAGATGAGGTACTATGACTATAAAAACAAAAAAGAAAAAGTATTGGATAACACATGGGTACGAAGGAACAGAAATTCTAGTACCAATGGATAACCAAGATGACTACGCTGTGTTAGATGAAAATGCAGATGATATTTTATTTGGAGAGAGTGATGAAGAAATATTTTCAAAGCCATACAATGATTAAAGTATTGATTTTATTAGTTTTTTTAGTAGTGTTGTGTGCCTGTTCGATGTTACCAACACTACATAAAAAACCTGTGGAAACAAAAACTGATAGTGTTATACTAACACCAGTTGAAGAAACAAAAAAGAAAATGCAAAAAGAAATAAATAAAATAAAAGGAGTTGACAATGAAGAATAATTATGCTATAATACAGAGTTATTTTTATGACTAATAAAGTAACACCAAAACATGATTTGTCTTGGTATATAAAATGGACAGCGAGTTATATTTTATTAATCGGTATGGCTTTAACTTCATTAAACATACAACCTTATAACTTATACTTTCATTTAGTAGGAGTTACAGGTTGGTTTATTGTTGGAATGTTATGGCATGACAGAGCATTAGTTTTTATTAATGCTGTTGCTATATTTATTTTTTTAACAGGAATATTAAAGGAGATAGTATGAAGGGAAATAAAAAGTTCGATATCGATTTAAAGTATGGACAGATACGAGAAGATAAAGTAAAGGATATGTTTTCTGATTGTCAGATAGAAGTAAAATCAGAACGTAGTTGGTGGAAGAAGACAGGTAACATTGCTATTGAGTATGAGTATAGAGGTAAACCAAGTGGTATCTATGCAACCACTAGTGACTTCTGGTTTCATCGATTAGAAGGAGACAAGGAAGAATTTTGTACGCTTGTATTTAGAACATCTATTCTTAAAAAGATTGTGGATAAGTACAAGGATAAGTTAACTAAAAATGTTGGTGATAATAAGGCAAGTAAGTGTGTCTTAATTCCCATCAAAGAAATATTTACTGAGGAGTTTTATGGGTATGTTTAAAGAAATAGAAAATATAAAAAACACTTTAGAAAATATTGATGATAACTTTAACGATACTATTTTCCCCGAGCTTTGGGAAACAGCTAACACTTTAGCAAAAGAAAGATTAACTAATACTGATTATCAATTTCTTGATATCAAAAGAAAGATGAATGTAATCCACATCTTGTGTGTACTTACACATCTTAACAATAAATATAGTATGTCAATAAATATTAATAAATTTTTAGATAACATAGCTAAACTAAATTTTAATGCTGCGTCAAATAGTATCAAAGCAAATATTAATATGGGAAAAAATATACAGTTATCTAATTTTGTTATTAACTTAATTAAAAATATTTAAAAAAAGTTCTTGACTTTAAAATTAAATATGATATAATATGTTTTATATAAACTAATTAACTATGTTAAAGTATTTTTATTATTATTATTATAATATTATTAATAAATATATATATAATAATATTTACAGGTTTCGGACAGGTGTTATTGCAAGGCACTTGTTTCTACTGGCTGAACAACAATAAGCTAGTTGTAAGGCAATGGTTTTAATCAGTATGACCAAATGGTTGAGAGATTAAGATTATGTACTGAGTAGTGTATCTATGAACTGGATAGCTCACGGAAGGTTGCAGGTAAATCCATAAGTCCTGCGTAGAAATCCGAAAATAATTTTTTATCTTGACAATATTTAATTGTTATGATATAATACAAGCTTCAATAAAAAAATAAAAAGGAGGGCAATATGCCAACAGTTGAAGGAAAAGCGTATTGGGCTAGTGTGACTAGACCGAATACAACATTCGACCCTGTGTACCAAGTCGACTTAGCTATAAGCGATGATGCTGCTGATAGCTTTAAGAAGGAAGGTATCGCAGTTAAACAAGACGATAGAGGTAATATCGTTAAGTTTAAACGTAAAGTCAGTCGAGCTGACGGAAATAAAAATCCACCGCCAAGATTGGTGGACTCTGCCAAAAACTCTATCGATACGTTGATAGGTAATGGCTCTACTGTAAGGGTTATGTACAAACCTTTTGAGTGGAAGTTTGCCGGTAAGTCTGGCAAAAGTCTTGACCTACAAGCTGTACAAGTCTTAGACCTAGTGCCTTATGGCGAGGACTTTGATGTAGCTAGTGGGTACGTTGCGGAGAATAGTAACGAAGAATTTTAAACTAATAATATAATGAAACAGGGGGCGACTATGGATAATAAAACTGAAGGTTTTGTAGAGTATCATGTCCCCTGTTTAAAGTGTGGAAGTAGTGATGCAAGAAGTGTTAATGCCGATGGCAGTAGCTATTGTTTCTCTTGTAACAACTACTTCCGTGCTGAAGAACAGGGACAAATTAATAACGAAGGGGGCGACTTGCAAACGGCAGAACAATATCAAGCCGATGTAACATCTATTGCACATCGAGTTCAAGAAAAATATAATTCAGATACATCTGGAGATTATCTGGGTATAAAAGATAGAAACATTTCAGTAGATACTTGTAAAAAGTATGGTGTCAAAACTACTATCAATCCAACCAATCAAAGAATTGATACTCATGTATATCCATACCATGATGAAACAGGTACTATCCTTGCAACTAAGACAAGGTATGTAAAGAATAAACAGTTTTCCATTGTTGGTTCGACATCCAACTCTGGATTATTTGGACAACAACTATTCAATGGGGGTAAGTATGTGACGATAACTGAAGGCGAGGTTGATGCCCTTAGTGTGTATCAAATGCTAGGTTCGAAGTATCCTGTTGTTTCGATTAAGAATGGTGTCTCCTCTGCCTTCAAAGATATTAAGAAGAGTTATGATTGGCTTGATAAGTTTGAGTCTATTGTAATTAATTTTGATAACGATGAGGTTGGTAGAGAAGCTAGTAAAAAAGTAGCTGAGTTATTTAAGCCCGGCAAAGTTAAGATACTTAAACTACCAGAAACTTACAAAGATGCTAACGAAATGTTAGTGCATCGTAAGTATGAAGATTATACTAAGTGTTGGTGGAACGCACCTGTTCATGCACCAGATGGTATCATCAAAGGAACACAATTACTTGATGAAGTTTTAAAACCTATTGTCAAATCTAGTATTAACTATGGTTGGAAAGGTTTAGATGAGCTTACTTATGGTATTCGTAGCGGTGAGTTAGTTACGATTACAGCAGGTACAGGTCTAGGTAAAACGTCTGTCATCAAAGAGTTAGTGTATCATATTTTTAAAAGTACCGAAAGCAATATCGGTATGATTATGTTAGAGGAAAGTCCTAAGATAACTGCATTAGATATTATGGGGACTGAAGCTAACCTTCCTTTACGAAGACCGGATGTAAATTTATCTGATGAAGATAAAACAAACTACTTCAACAAGACTGTTGGTACAGGTAGATTTTATTTCTATAATCATTTTGGTTCTAATTCAGTTGACAATATTATTTCAAGAGTAAGGTACATGGCAAAAGCTTTGGACTGTAAGTTCATTGTGCTTGACCACATCAGTATGATAGTATCTTCTCAAGAGTTTGGTGAAGAAAGAAAAGCTCTTGATGAAATTATGACAAAGCTTAGAACACTTGTACAAGAAACAGATGTAGCTTTGATTTGTGTATCACATCTAAAGAGACCAGATGGTAAGGGACATGAAGAGGGAGCTGTAACTTCTCTTGCACAGCTTAGAGGTTCTGGCTCTATTGCACAGCTTAGTGATATGGTTCTTGGATTAGAAAGAGACTCACAAAGTGAAGACATTGTATCACGAAACACAACCTGTTTGCGTGTGCTAAAGAATAGATTTGTTGGTATGACTGGACCTGCTACTTATCTTTACTATGATAAAGACACAGGTAGATTAAATGAGATAGACAAACCAACAGGCGAAGAGAAAGAAGACGAAGATAAATTTTAAATGGGGGCGATTAAAGAATGGGCAACAAATTATTTCTCGACATTGAGACTACAGAAATACAAGGTAGTGTATTACCCAGTACTATTTTTTGCTTGGTTACTATTTGTGATAAGGGCAATATTGTACGTTACACTCCGGATAATATTCATCAATTTAAGATTGATGCGAGTAATTATCAAGAGTTTATTGGACACAACATCATAGGTTTTGATGCTCCTGTCATTAAAAAAGTTTTAGATGTTGACTTATTTAAGATTGGTAAAGTTACTGACACTTTAATTTTATCAAGACTATTTAATCCTGTGCGTGAAGGTGGTCATTCACTTAGAGCATTTGGAATTAAGTTTGGTTTTAATAAACTAGACTTTAAAGACTTTACAAAATTCTCACAAGAGATGTTAACATACTGTGTTAAAGATGTACAGTTAACAATTAAAGTTTACAATCTGTTACAAAAACAAGGAGTAAACTTTTCTCAACAATCAATTGATTTGGAACATGAAGTTTCAAGAGTAATTGAGAAACAAGTTTCGACTGGATTTTTGTTTGATATAGAAAAGGCACACCTACTATTAGCTAGACTATTAGAAAAGGTAGATGTTGCTCAACAAAAGGTAAGGGAAAGATTTAAACCTTTACCAACTTTCAAACGATTAGTTAGACCTAGAATAAAAGCTGATGGGTCTATGAGTATGGTTGGACTTGGATGTCTGGGAGAGGGGTGGGTAAATGTTTCTGGAGATTTTTCTCTTATCGAAATGAAAGAGTTTAATCTTGGTAGTCGTCAACAAATAGGAAGATGGTTACAAAATTTTGGTTGGAAACCTAATAAGTTTACTGAGCATGGTCAACCAATTGTTGATGAAAAAGTTTTAGCTGAGATAAAAGATATACCCGAAGCTGAACTTATAAATAAGTTTCTTCTACTTCAAAAACGCATTGCCATGATTGAGTCATGGATTGAAGCTGTAGAAGATAATGGGAGAGTACACGGAAGAGTAATTACAATAGGTGCAATTACTTCTCGTATGAGTCATCAGTCGCCCAACATGGCTCAAGTTCCTGCTGTGTACTCTCCTTATGGTAAAGAGTGCAGAGAACTATGGACAGTCCCTAGCGGTTACAAATTAGTGGGAGTAGACGCAAGTGGACTTGAGTTAAGAATATTATCCCACTATATGAACAACAAGGAGTATATTAATGAAGTCATTAATGGAGATATACACAGTACAAATCAAGCTCTTGCAGGGTTGGAAACAAGAGATACTGCGAAGACATTTATCTATGCGTTCATTTATGGAGCAGGTAACAGAAAGCTCGGAACTATCTGTGGAAGGTCTGAAAGTTATGGAAGACAGATTAAAGAGAGATTTCTTAGAGGTCTCCCAAGTCTTGCAAAGCTCAGAACAAGAGTGGATGCAGCTACTAGAAAAGGTTTCCTCAAAGGTCTCGACCAAAGATGCCACATCATCAGACAAAAACATTCCGCCCTCAACACCCTCATCCAAGGAGCAGGAGCAATCGTAATGAAGAAAGCTCTTATCATTTTAGATAAGAGTGTAAAAGAAAATAGTATTGATGCTCTTCCTGTAGCAAATGTGCATGATGAGTTTCAATACCAAGTAAAAGAAAATCAAGCGGAAGAGTTTGGTAAACTAGCTGTGCAATCTATAGTAGATGCAGGTAATCAATTAGGACTAAGATGTCCATTAAACGGGGAGTACAAAATTGGCAACAACTGGAAAGAAACCCACTAAGACTTTAGACACTTTAGTACCAGATATTAATAAGTTATTAATTAATTTAGCTAAAGGTAAAAAATTACAAGTATCTAAAGAACAGTTAGAAAAGTTTCTAGAAAATATAAAAGAGTCTATTGTAGACTGGACTAATCCTACAAAACAAAAGAAAACTAATCTTCGTATGTCTATTCTTGGTAGACCTGCTAGACAATTGTGGTATGATAAACATGAACCAGAAAAACAATACGACCCCGACCCTTCATTACAACTTAGATTTTTGTATGGGCATATATTAGAACATCTTATTTTATTTCTTACAGAGTTAGCAGGACATGAAGTAACAGACCAACAAAAGAAAGTTAGTGTTAGTGGTGTTGTAGGTCATATGGATAGTAAGATTGATGGTGAAGTTGTTGATGTTAAAACTGCTTCTGCTTATTCATTTAAAAAGTTTGAGCAAGGTACACTTAATGAAGACGACCCCTTTGGATACATCGCACAGTTAAGTGGCTATGAAGAAAGTGAGCAAACAAATCATGGTGGTTTTCTTGCTATCAATAAATCAACTGGACAACTTGCTTTGTTTAGACCAGATGATTTAATGAAACCTAATGTTAAAACTTTAATAAAAGATTTAAAAGAAAAGTTAGACCAAGATAATCCACCAGAAAAATGTTATGAACCTGTTAAACATGAGAAGTCTGGCAACATGAAGTTACCTGTTGGTTGTGTTTACTGTTCACATAAAGTTAAATGTTATCAAGATGCTAATGATGGACAAGGACTAAGAACATTTAAATATGCTAATGGTAAAGTATACTTAACTCATATTGAGAAAGAACCAAAAGTAGAGGAAGTAAAAATTAATGAATAGAAAACAAATGAAAGTTATCCGAAGAAAAGCAAAGACTATTATTGTAGAATGGTTACAGTCTTTGTTACCCGAAGAAGAAAAAGATAAAGTAAATGAAAAGAATATTTTTTCTATGATGCCTAAACAAACTCATTACTATTTTCAGAATCAAATTAGACTAAGTGCATGGTCATATAAGTGGGTAATTAAAAAATTAAAACGAAATCCGGACTTGACATTTACCGAATTAAATGATATAATTATGAGGAAAAATGGAAATTAAAATTTATTCAAAACATAACTGTATCTTTTGTGATAAAGCAAAGATGAGACTAGCTAAGTATAACCCAACTGTTCTCATGTTAGATGAAGATTTTACTAGAGAAGAATTTTTTAAATTATTTCCCAACGCTAAAACATTTCCACAAATTGTTATGGATGGAAAGTCTGTTGGAGGTTACATGGATTTAAATGAATTATCGGTCTAAGTTTGAAGAAACAATAATAAAGAATTTAGAAACTAAAAAAATTAAATTCTTTTATGAGAAAGAAAGATTAAAATATGTCCAACCGATTATTCATCGCTCTTATCTTCCCGACCTTTATTTTCCTGCTACTAACATCTATGTAGAAATTAAAGGAAGGTTTACTGTTGCCGATAGAAAAAAACATTTATGGATTAGAGAGAGTACTAAACATGATATTCGTTTTTGTTTTCAAAACTCAAGAGTAAAGATTAGAAAAAATTCTAAGACAAGCTATGCAGATTGGTGTAACAAATATAATTTTAAATGGTGTGAGAAAAAAATACCTAGAGAATGGATGGTAAAAAATGGAAGAAGGTAAAGCTTATATTGTGTTAACACCTATTGGTTTAGGTAAAACAAAACAGATTGATGTTGAGTTTGTAAATTTATGTGAGAGTGATAAAGATATAATGATGTTAGGTCATGGTATATTTTGGTTAGCTAAAAATAATAATGAACTTGCATCTTACATTGGTATGAGAGAATTTGAAAAAATATTATTTAAGAAAGGAGATAGTAGTGAACATCACTAAAAAATATTTAGACGAAGCAATTAAATTAGTAGGAGGACAAAGACACATTGACTATGGAGACAAAGTAGATAACCATAACAACATTGCAAAGCTATGGTCTTCATACTTAGATGTTAATATAACAGCACATGATGTTGCTATAATGATGTGCTTACTAAAAATAGCAAGAACAAAATTGGGTAAGCCTACAGCAGATACATACATTGATGCATCAGCGTATATGTCTATTGCCGGGGAATGTAAAGAAAGGGAAAAGAATGAAAATAAAAATTGATTTAAGCAGGGACAAAAACTTAACACCATTTGGTGTGGCAACTGTTAAGGATAGATACCTTGACAAAAATGAGACATCACCACAACACGCTTTTGCAAGAGCGGCTAAGTATGTGTCAACCTATCATGGAGAAACAGATTGGGATATGGCACAGAGAATATACGACTATGCTAGTAAGACTTGGTTTGGTTTTTCATCACCTATTCTTTCTAATGCAGGTACAAAAAAAGGTTTACCTATATCTTGTTTCCTTAACTATGTACCAGATAGTCGAGGAGGATTGAGTGAACACTATGATGAAAACATTTGGTTAGCTAGTAATGGTGGTGGTATTGGTGGTTATTGGGGTGATGTTAGAAGTGATGGAACATCTACTTCTCATGGTTCTAAATCAACTGGGTCAATACCTTTTATGAGAGTTGTTGATAGTCAGATGTTAGCCTTTAACCAAGGAACAACAAGACGAGGTAGCTATGCTGCTTATATGGATATATCTCATCCAGAAATAGAAGAGTTTTTATTTATGCGTAAATCATCTGGTGGTGATTCAAATAGAAAATGTCTTAACTTACACCATGGAATAAACATTACAGATTTATTTATGGAATGTGTTTCTAAAAATATTGATTGGGAATTAGTTGACCCTCATTCTAAAAAAGTTGTAAAGACAATAAATGCTAGAGAGTTATGGAGATTAATTTTAGAAACAAGACATGAAACAGGTGAGCCTTACTTACATTTCATTGACACATCTAATAAAGGTTTACCAGAACCACAACAAAAGTTAGGATTAAAAGTAAATCAATCTAATTTATGTAGCGAAATAACATTACCTACTAATGAAGAGAGAACTGCGGTGTGTTGTTTATCAAGTGTTAATCTTGCACAGTATGATGAGTGGTCAATGTCTCCTACATTTATATCAGACATGGTTAGAATGTTAGATAATGTTCTTGAACATTTTATTCAAGAGACTTATGAATTTACTTATGATTATAAAGGTACTATAAAAAGTATGGACTCTGTTCGATTAGGATTTAAGAAGGCAGGATATAGTGCATACAGAGAAAGAAGTATTGGTTTAGGTGCTATGGGTTTTCATAATTATTTACAGAAATTAAATATTCCTTTTGATAGTCCTATGGCAGATGGTCAGAACATAAAAATATTTAAACAGATAAAAGAAATAGCAACAGAAACATCTAAAGAGTTAGCCCTTGAAAGAGGGGAAGCACCGGATATGGAAGGAACAGGTATGCGTAATGCACACTTGTTAGCTATTGCTCCTAATGCTACATCAAGTATTATTTGTGGTGGCACTAGTCCTTCGATAGAACCTATTAGAGCTAATGTATATTCACATAAAACTTTAAGTGGTACATTCCAAGTTCGTAATGGACAACTACATAATCTATTAAAAACAAAATGGAATATGTCGGAAGACTTACAAAAAGAATATGAGAATGATTACCAATCTTATAAAGATAGTATTTGGAAAAGCATTAGTGAACATGAAGGTTCAGTAAAACATCTATCCTTTTTAACTGATGTGGAAAAAGATGTATTTAAAACTGCGAATGAAATAGACCAAAATTGGATTGTTGAACACGCAGCAAGACGACAAGAATATATTTGTCAATCACAATCAGTTAACTTATTCTTTGTTGCTCCACGCATACAAGCATCCCAAGAAGAGCATGATAATTTTTTACGTTATACTAACAAAGTACATTATCAAGCTTGGAAAAAAGGATTAAAGAGTTTGTATTATCTAAGAAGTAGAGAAGCAAAAAGTGCAGAGAATATTAACTTAAAAGTTAAGCGAGTAAGATTAGAACAAGAAAATACAGAGGAGGTTTGTTTATCATGCGAAGCGTAAGTCCATTATTTGAAGAAAGAACTTATTATAAACCATTTGAATACCCGTGGGCATTTGATTATTATCAATTACAAAATCAATTGCATTGGTTACCAGAAGATGTACCCATGCATGAAGATGTAAAAGATTGGAATCAAAAACTCTCACCGGCAGAGAAGAATTTGTTAACACAAATATTTAGATTGTTTACACAATCAGATGTTGATGTGGGAGCAGGTTACTATGATAAGTATATACCATTATTTAAGAAACCAGAATTAAGAATGATGATGGGTTCATTTGCAAACATTGAATCCGTACATCAACATTCATATTCTTTACTGTTAGATACAGTTGGTATGCCCGAGTCTGAATACAAAGCATTTGCTAAGTATGAAGAGATGTCGGATAAACATGAGTACATTCAACAGTTTGAAACATCAGAAGTAAAAACAAAGAAACAATTAAAAGACTTGGCTAAAGCTCTTGCAGTTTATTCTGGTTTTACGGAAGGGTTACAATTGTTTTCTAGCTTTGCTATTCTTATTAACTTCCAACGCTTTAATAAAATGAAGGGGATGTGTAAGATAGTTGACTATAGTATTCGTGATGAGTCACTTCATGTTGAAGGCATGACTAAAGTATTTAGAACTCTGATTAAAGAAAACTTAGATATCTGGACTGATGATTTCAAGAAAGAACTCTATGACATATGCAGAGAAATGGTAGCACACGAAGATAAGTTTATTGAATTAGTTTTTGAGATGGGAGATATTCAAGGTCTAACATTAGAAGAGATGAAACAATACAATAGATATATTGCCGATAGACGCTTATTACAATTAGGATTGAAACCTAATTTTGGTGTGAGTGTTAATCCTTTAACTTGGTGGGATGAAGTGATTGGTGTTGAACATCAAAACTTTTTCGAGGGAAGAGCTTCGGCTTATACTAAAGCAAGTGTAAAAGGAAATTGGTCAAATGTCTTTGACGATGCCGAATAAAAAAGAAGCAGTACTATTTTCGTATTCACTTATTCTTGATAAAGAGGGAAAGCTAATTACAGAAGTTAAATCTTTACCTGTTGAAGATAAAGAACTTATGCAAAAAGCTTTCTCTCAGAGTCGGGAGGAACGAGTCTTTTTTACCAATTTAGTACTGGAAGCAAAAAGAAAATTTATTGTTGTCCATGAATGGTTGGAAAAATATTGTCGAGTTATTTCTTAACTAGACTTCCACCAAAATATAATCCAACAATCGCACTCATTAGATGAGTATCAAGAGGTGTTATTACTACACCTGCAAAAGACCTATCCATAAGTATTTCTTTTTGTTCTATGAGAAATAAAAATCCTCTTGTAAATTCTGTCCATGTTAAATAGACAGGTATGTCATAAAATACAGGGACAAGTTTAGGATAAGCTATTACCATAAATACTGCGGTAAGAGCTATGATTCTTCTTGTCCATTGAAATCCTCTGTTCTCGTAGGTTCGGGCTTTCTCAATATGTTTCATTTGATTATCAGCCCGAGCCAATAACATTTTTTGTTCGTCTTGTTTAGCTTTAATGCTTTGACCCCATAGACTCATAAAGCCACCTAATAAAGATGACCCTAACATGGTTATCATTTCTACAGGTAAACCTCCCATTATAAAACAATAACTCCTATAACAATTGCCGCAATAACAACTAGTGCAACAATCTTACCTTTACTAGTAAGACTATCCCATGGTTTTTTAATCATGTTAATTATTTTTTTCATAGTTTCCTTTCTTAAAATAAACTTATTTAATTTTATATTGTTCAGAAATTTTATTTAGTTTGTATTTTTTTCTCATATCTTTTTGAGTTGATACTGTATTAAAAACTCCATAAAAATTATCTTGAACTTTTTTTTCCTTGGCTTTAACAACAGGAACTTTAACTTGCCCATATTGTTTACCAAGGTATTTACTTCTTGTATCTGCCATAGCTCCTCCTGTTAACAGTAATAATATTAATACTAATTTCATTTTAAAGTGGGGGCTTTCACCCCCTACCTTTTATTTTATTTTAATTGTCTTTGGTTTTTTTTCTTCGGGTAGATTTAATTTCATATCTACAATAAGAACACCATCTTTAAATGTAGCATTATCTACTTCAAGATGTTCTGCCAAAGTCCATTGTCTTTTAAATGCTCGTTGAGCAATACCTCGATGTACAAAATTGTCATCATCTTTTTCTGAAGTTTTTGCAGAGATAGTTAAGATACTTTCTTTTACCTCAACATCTATATCCTCTTTTGAAAAACCTGCCAACGCCATTTCTAATTGATAGTTTTCTTTATCAATTTTCTTGATGTTGTAGGGAGGGTAGTTAGGTGTCTCATAATGAGACAACGTAGACAACTGGTCAAAGATATTATCAAATCCAACTGTCATATTTCTAAATGGGTCAAAGACCCCTGTAGGTAGGTTCATGTTAGCTCCTTTCATAAAGCGAGTTATTATAATAATGGAATACTACCTATAGCTATTCCATCAAACCTATATTATACACCTCTATCTTCAACTTGTCAACCCCTTTTTTTGTCAAGTAATCCGCCCCTTTTAAAGTTAAAACTTTTTCCTATATTAAAGTTTCCTTCTTCTGTTACAAATACATCAGCACTTCCTATTGGAGTAGTTACTGTTGCTCCAATTTGACCATCAAAATTATCACCTTTATTTAGTGGTTTGTATGTTGCAGACGCATAAGGTGTTACTCCAACAGTCATTGACTGACCTAAAATACTTGGTTTAAATTTGCTTGTTTTTCCAGAAACATCATATCCTATAGTTGCTCCTTCTTTACTATCAAGTGAACCAGTTAGTAATCCATAGTTTCCACCAACACCTGCGGCAATACCAACTGCACTATCATCCAATACATTTGATACATTTATATTTGGGACTTCTGTTGGATAAGTTTTTCTATCACCAAGCACTCCAAACGTAACTGTTCTATCGCCTTCTAAAATACCTCCTGTTTTTCCATATATACTTCCTCCTGCATTGTCTCCGATATTAAAACTTTTACCAAATTTTGCTCCTTCGTAAGCTAAGTTTATATTTTTTTCATAAGTTTCACCACCCGGAAGTATGTCTGCATTTTCTGTTGTAAATCTTTCAATTTTGTTTCTTGTTTTTTTAAGAAGGCTTTTAACTTTATCTTTAGTTTTTTCTTTAGTAGAGTTACCACCGCCACTATTTCCAGAACCTGCATTAGTAGTAGTAGTTGTAGTGGTAGAGCTTTGATTTGTATTAGTGTTGTTGTTACTATTAGTTTTACCACTACCTCCAGATTGACTAGAAATATATCTTTCTCTGTTAGTAGAACCACTATCACTTTTTATTGTTTTTGATTTAGATTGATTACTACTTGATATATATCTTTCTCTATTTGTAGAACCACTACTACCACTATAAGCTCTATTAGAAGTCATAGCTCTTCTCATAGCAGCATAACCACCATATCTAAAATTTACTTTATCTTTTCTAGTAATAATAACACCAGAGCCACCTAAACTATATTTTTTAGGTACATCTATTACATCAAATAAATCTCCTAAAACTTCTGATATATAATTTTTTAATTCGCTTTGACTAAATCCTTTTTGAAAGGTAAACTCTTTTCCTTTTTTAATTAAGAACCCATCAAGGTAAGGTTTTTTTGTTGAAGCCGATGCAACATCTTGAGCTGTTCTTGTAGTTATAACACCAACACCTTTATCATTTAGTAGATTAGCAATTTGTTTTACAACAATATCTCTTTCTGTTTTATTTTCAATAACATTTAAAACCATGTGGTTTATAACACCATCTTTAGATTTAACACCCTCACCCATAATCATATCTTTTACATCAATATAATCTGGTTTTCTTCCTTTAACTTTTTCTATCTTTTTTAAATCAGCAAAAGGTTCATGACTTGTTACTTTTTTGTTAGTAAATTTTTTAGTACCAACACCTAATCCCGAACCAAAATCATGTACACTTTTTACTTTAAAATCATCAAATATTTTATTTACCTTTTCATAAGACTTTGCAGTATTAGTAACTTGAGTTAGACCTCGTTGTATTGTTTTTGCTAATCCGCCAAGATTAAATCCTAATCTTTTCAATGTCTTATCATAGTCTTCTTGTAAATAATATTGGTTATAACTACCGATTGGATAATTATATTTTTGACCTACTGTAGAATTTTCAACATGAGTAATTCCTTTTAGTAATGCTTCTACATGAGAAGGATTATTAAAATCTATTTTATTAGGGACACCAAATTGTTTTCTTAATATGTTTTCATAATTAGCTGCTCGTTTACCACTCGCATCATCTTTAGCATAGATACCCATGATTGTGTTTAAATCATTTACTTTATATTGTTTTATTGTATTAATTATATCTACAAGACCTTCATCTTTTGATGGATATTTTTTATAAATTTCACCAGAAGAACCAGTAAATGTTTCACCTTTCCAATTAGAACTAACCTTAACCATCCCCGGATTATTATTTTTAAAAAGAAAACTAAGAGGAGGTACAGGTTTTTCCTTACGAACTATCTGTGGTTTTTCATTAACAAGTTCTTTTAATTGTTCTTTATCAGACACATCTTCTTGATAAGGAATTTCAGTATTTAAATCAACTTGATAATCTGTTTTAATAACAGGAACTTTTTCAGGTGTTACCTCTTCTTCTTGTTCTGCTAAACCACCAGTTGCAAAATTCATTAATTTTATTAACTGACCTTTTAAACCTTTTTCAGCAGTATCTTTTCTGTCTTTTTTTATTTTAAATTTTAAAGGAATATTAGTATCTTTTTTATAAACTGTAAATGGAACTCCTAATCTATTTGCTATTTCTCTAATTGCAGGAGCAGGAAATACATTATAAAATTGATAAAATAATTCATCAAAACTTCTTTTACTACCATAAGACATCGGTACATCTACTGCTGCTTGTGCAAACTTTACCCAATCTTGTGCTATTTGAAATGCAGGAGCAATATCTGTAGGTCTATTTTTATTATAACCAAAAAAATTATTAACAATAGTGCTAGGCAACCACCCTAAATTTCCAGAAAGTTGTGTAGCATCTGCTAACCATCGTTGTTTGTCATCAGAAAAATCATCACTAACATTCCACTCACCATACTTTGCCCATTCTCTAATCTCTTTTATACCCCCATAAACATTCAATGCAAATAATGAACCTAAAAGTTGTTTTAAATTTCCTTCTTCAACTCTTGCTATCATAGCATTTGTTTGTGCAGATTTAGCCATAGCCCATGAAGAAAACTGTCCTAGTAATCTAAGCCAAGGGTTTCTTGTTTGTGTAAATAATAATCTATTACCTACTGTTGGAATAATAGCATCTCTGTCAGCAGCTTTTATTCCAACTCTTTGAATAATATTTGCAGAGTTTGTATCTTTTAAAGCAGTTGCTACATTTTTTGTTTTACCAAAATTTATAATAGAATTTAAATTAACAATGTTACCATTCACATCAATTTGTAATGCTCCTGTTTTTTGTAAATGTAAAATATCTGCTAGTAATTTTTTATCTCGAATATTATTTAAATTTATTTTTGTAACATTAACATTATTTGTATTAATTTGTCCAAGTCTTTTAACAAAATTTTGTGCTGTTTTATGAGTATCTATTGCACCTACATTATATGCGTATCTTCTAGCAATGTTTGTAATACCTTCTAATCCAATTGCTTTAAAAAAATATTCATTAGACTTACCAATAATATTCATTATATTACCAGAAGTTTTATTATTTAAAATTAAACCAGAAGATTCTCCGGGACTTGTTGTAAATGCATCTTTTAAATTTGATTTAGCTGTGCCGCTTAAATATTGATTTAAATCTTGACTTGCTTTATTACCTCTATTAAATCCTATTCCTTTAAACCATGAAAACCAATGTCTACTATTTTGAAATGGTTGTATAAGGTCACCAAGATTTGCAATAGTAACTTTATCCATCATACTAAAGTTAGCTAACGTTGATAATATTGCAGCAGTTCCTTTTTGCCAATCATCTACTTGTGTTCCATATCTACCAAAATAAGAATTAACTGCATTTTTAATAGACTCAACATCTGCTTTATGTTGTTTATTAAAAAATCCGTTTGTTAACCCTTCATTGCTAAAACCATTATCTTGATATTGTTTATATATTCTAGAAAAATATCCATTAATAGCTTCTCCTTCTCTACCAAATGCTCTAGCAAACTCAACAGATTTAACAGTATTTCTAGTAATATCAGTCAATACACTTCTAACATCATTAACTAAAAAATCTTTTAAAACATCTTCAACTTCTTCATATTTGCCTTGTAATTTTCTTTGTTCAGTTATATGTTTTGATAAAGGCAATTGAGTTTTACCTCTAATAATTTTTTTATCTAAACCTAATGATAGTATATCACCATTATCGGGTTGAGTAATTCGATTATAATATTCTCGAGCTAATGTTTTAGATGGTGTTGTTTTTTCTCTAGCAGATAAATTACTTTTTTTATTTGCTTTTAAATTATCAAATGCTTGTTCAACTTTTTTTAAAAATTCTCTTTTGTTATTATTAATTAATTCAAAATTAAACTTACGAGGAAAATAATTTTCGATTAATTCTTTTTCTTCAAAGCCTACATCTCTAAAATATTTTCTAAAATTAGACAAATAATCTTTAATATTTCCTGCCATTTTTTGTGCTTCAAAAGAAGCATTGTCAATCTTACCACCTCTAACAAGTGTCAATGCATCTTGTTCTACTTTTAAAATATTTTGTTCTTCAACTGTTAAACGAAGTGGAGTTTTTAAATATCTATTTCTAAATAATTTACCTTTAGCAGAGTCTAATATAGCACTATTTTTTATTCCAATAGTTTCACTAATACCTCCAACAAAATATGCAAAGTTTTGCTGTGCTAATTCTTCAACAGAAGAACCAGACCCAATAACTCTACTTTGATTTTTAGAAATGCTACCAAAAAAATTTCTTTGAACTGTATCAGTTGGTCTAGCAAATATAGTAGCGGCAAAAGAATCTAGTATTGGTCCTCGTGCAGACATCTTACTCCATTGTGAAGTTGATGTAAGTATAGAAATATTTCTTAAAAGATTTTGTGTGTAACTAGTTTTAATTTGACCGGCAATTTCTTTTTGTCTTGGTATACTTATACCTTTTGCTCTACCACTCATTAAAACTTTATTAGTTAAACCAAGAGCAGCTCCTGTTCCAATATACCAATCAATACTATCACCTTCACCAAAAAGAGTACCATAAACTGCACCTCCTCCTGCTCCAACAGCAGGTCTTGCAGCTATAGCTGTTAGTGTTCTCACAACTTTTGCAGTAGCTCCTTGTCTTTTTTCAAGTTCTTCTAAAACTTTAATGAAATGTTTATGTCTTCTTTGTACAATTAAATCATTAAATTTTGCACCTTGTTTAGCATAGATATCTCTTACTTCTTTTATAGCTTTTTGAACACTAGACTCACTACTGTCAAGAAGAGAAACATTTTGTCCTCTAACTTTAAATGAAATATTTTTTATATTTTTGTACTTTTTTTTGTTTTGAATTTTTTGCAACTTATTAATTATTTGATGCATGGGCGTATAAAATTTACTTGCTGTATTTTCTGCTCTATTTAAATTATTAAACAGTTTATTTATACTTGATAAAGTTGAAACTTCTTCAACTCTTTGTAGTTGCGTTGCATTTAAGTCATATTTTTTTTCGTAATTTTTTTTAAGTAAATTCTCAACAGCTTCTGCTTGTTGTTTTGTTTTAAATAAATTTGGAAAAGCTGCATTTAAAACTTTACCACCTAATTTTTGAACACCAAAACCTAAAGGACCTGCGGCTGCTCCTATACTTCCACCTAGTAATAAACTACTTGGAGTTACTTCTCCAGTTCTACTATACTCTCTTACTGCTGCATCACCAGTTCCAACTGCTCCACCCATTGCTGCTAATTTTGCTGCTTTTGTTGTTAACGATGCACCTTTTAAAGCTAAACCCCAAGGCATTAAAAAGTATACAGGGTCTAACATTAATGTTGCAGTTCTACCACCCCATGTTGCTAAATCATTATCATACTTTCCACTTGAAAATTCTGGATACAATTCATAGATTTCTTTTAATCTTTCTTCTTCAATATCTTTTCTAGCATCAGAGAAATCTACATCTGGACTTGTACTTCTATATGCAGCATTACCCAATCTCCAGATATCGCCAACAAGATTTGTTTCTAAATCTGCTCCATATTTTGCTTTACGAAAATCAGTTGGCTCTTCTCTAAACTGTAAAGGTAGAGGTAAAGCGTTTGATTTATTTTTATTATTTTTTTCTTTGGAATTGTCTTCTTTATTAACATTTAAATTGTTAATAATTGAAGGACTAATAGGTAGACCGGACATTATTTACTCCGTTGGTTTGTATGCTTCTGCTACTTCTTCTGGACTTGAATTTTGCCACTCTGTATAACTTAGAGGACCAGTTGGATTAAAGGGAGGTTTATTAAGAGCATTTTCTACATACTCTTCATCTTCTTTATTAGCTTTAGCAGTTTCTTCTCCATCATAATCAAAGTCGGGTGGGAAAATAAATTGATATTTACCTGTTTTCTCATTACCTTTTACTGGATTATTTAAAAAATCATCAATAACTTCTGCTCTAGTTTTATTATTTTCTTCCATTTGTTGTTGTATCATTTCTTCTGTAATAGTTATATTTGATATAACATCATCTGCTGTTGGAGGAGCGTCTTCTCTTTCCTTTAAAATTTTACCTACTATTTGAGATGCTCCTTGATTAACTACATTTTCTGTAATATTATTAGTTATACCTTTACCATTTGTTACAACTTTAAACTCTTCAGTATTTACAAATTCATTTAGTTCTGTCATAAGTTTATCTTTTTCTTGTGACGTTAAAACTTCTCCAATAGGTAATACTCTTTCATTTAAAACAAATAAAGATGCAACTTGTCGTTCTCCCCATAAACCAAATAGATATGGTTTATCACTAGCAATGTTAATAGTTCTATTACTTACTTCTTGTCGATACAATTCTAAAAACTCACCGGATGACCAATCTGTACCCTTTCTATTACCGCCACTATAAAAAGACTGACCAAAATAAACTTTTTCAGTTTCATAGTATAGTTGTTTCATTTGTTGGTAGTAAAGTGAGCCTTGAGGTGTCAATGTAATTTCACCACTTTCTCTATCCCATTTAGTTACATAATCTCCACCGACCTCACTAAAATCTGGAACAATAGTATTTAAAGTTGACATAATATTTTCTGTAGCAGGAGCTTTACCAGTTAATACAGAAGTTCTTAGTTGTACTGCATCATCATAAAATGATGCATCTATTCCATCTAAACTTGTATTAAAATTAGCTTTTAGTATTCCTTCACTAAAACCATAATCAATTGTCGAAGTATTTTTTGAAACAACTGGTTCTGACAATTCTAAATTATTTCTTATAGTTGTTCCTTGTACTTCCATATCAAGTTTTAATTGATTCTCTGGTTTTACATCTCTACCTAAAAGTTTTTTAACTTGTTTAGATAACGGACCATCAGTAGTTGTTCTAATTTCTTCTGCATAAGCTTTCCAAAAATCTTCACCACCTTTAGTTGTTTTATTAAAGTAATCAAGTTCATTTGGTCGAGTAACAGTTTGTAATGGAGTCTGAACACTAAAACCAATATTTGCACCTGAAGCATCTTTTTGGTCAACAAAATCACCCATAGTAGCTTGAAGCATTATTTCTTTATCATCATCACCTAGTTCTTTAAACATATTAAATTTACTTGGGTCAGCTTCAATAAGAGTTAAGGCTGCTTGTCTTTTAGACATACCATTACCTGCACTAATTGCTTTTAAAGCTTTATTCATATTTGCAAGATTTGCAGATTCTTTTTCATATGTAGCTAAATCTGTAGCATATCTTGTCTTTGCAATTTCTCTATATAAAGCTCTATTTTCTTTCATCTCTTCCATACGAGACGCAAGTTTTTCTTGTCTTATTTCTTCGTCTTTTTCTAATGCACCTTGAGCAACATATCCTAAACCTTCTAAAAAATTAATACCCATATTATTCCTCTATTCCTAACTCTTCTTTTTCTGGTAATGTTTTTACTCTTTGTAATAAAGATTCTGGTACACTATCTTTTCTAATTGTTGGTAATTTTTTACCAAGTGTTTCTGATGACTCTTGCATTTCTTTTTTTCCTTTTAGATAATCTTGTTCATCAATTAAATCATCATCTTGGTCTTCATATATAACAGGTTCAATTTCATATTCTTCAGCAATAGCAATAAGAAGATACATAGTTGGCTCTACTAACATTAACATAAGGTCCATGTTAAACTGACCTGCTGTCATACCTTTATATAAAACAACTTGAGCTATTTCATCGATTGGTGTTTTATCTTGTAGCATCCCAATTAACGGAATAAGATTTTCTTTTTCTGTAATATTTAAAAAAATATTTTCTATAGCAGGTTTAACCTCTGTGTGACGAGGTGTTTGTTCCCACGGAAACTTTTGTTCGGGGCTTTGTGTTAAACCTTCACCCGGAGTAGGACTGTTAAAAGGGTTAACTCCTGCTTGTTCAAATTGGTTTGGTTGTGCTTTATCTATTTCAGCCATTTACTCTCCTATATTTTTTTACTTTCTTTGCAATGTTCTTTGGTTGCTTCACAAACTGTTTCCCCTTTTTTGTTCCTTTTCGTTTTGCTTTTGTCGTTGCCGCATATTCCGCAGATGTTAGATTTTCTATTGCTTTCTTGGGTAGATACCTTTCGCCAGTAACGCTTGATTTCTTCCCAGACTTTGTTTGCCATTCTTGTTTAGTCCAAGCTTTAAGGCTTCTTTGTGATTTTTTTAGATTTCCCATTTTTCTTTCGTAATGTTTTTAAATCCGCAGATGTAATCTTATTTCGAGGTTCAGCAACCGCAGCTAACTTCTTTTGTTTTTTTGTATACGTCATATTAATTATAACCTCCTCCGGCTTTTTTATATTCAGATGCTAACAACTGTGCTTTTCTAGCACTCCATTGTCCTGCATTGCCGCCCTTAGTTCCTGCTTTTATTTTATTAAATAATCTTTTACGCATAGTAGGTTTAGTGTAATTATTTGCTTCGTTTACTTTTGACTTAGTTTTAGTTTTTGTCATATTAGCCTTTTTTATGTTTTTGAGATTTAGGTGGAGATTTTTTAGAACCCCCCGGACCTGCCCACAAAACTTTGTTAGCCCAATATGCCGCACTTGTTTTTCCTTTAGCTATATTCTTTGCGTGTCTAGCTTTAAAACTTTTTCTTGCTTCTGCGGAGTAGTTATGACCCATTCCTGTTGAGTCTCCAAAGTGTATAATTTTTACGCTATCATTATCTCTAATAGCAACAACACCTTTCTTACCATGTTTACTTGTTTTAATAGGTTTGTTTAAACCTTTTAAATTATATTTTTTTAATTTATTTTTTTCTGCATCAGATAAACTCATGTATTAACCTCTTACAATATTTAGCTGTGATTCTTGTATTTGTTTTGCTAACTCTGGATTTATTTGAGCTAGTAAACTACCACCACTAGACGATGTTACATTTGTTCCTGCATAGTTTGAACCTACAACATTTAAGTTAGCAGGTGAACCTATTTGTAAAGCTGTTTGTGTGCCGGGGTCACTAGCAAAGAAATTCTTTGCAGTTTCAACCGCAGCTCTTTTTACATTCTTCTTACTTAGTATACCACCATCTTCAGCACCTGGCATTTCAAATGCTTCACCATTTGCAATTTTATTTGTGTAACCTAAGTTAACATTAATATTATTTACATCAATAGTTTTCTTTATATTATCACCAGTAAATTTATAATCAGATGCAATTGTTGAACCCGGTAGTGGGTCAACTGGAGCAGTAAAACTAAAATCTGGTGAAAGACTATAATCTAATAATTTTGTTTCTGGAGTATATCCATTTAGTTTAATATATTCAAATGCAGCTTTATCATCAATACCCGGATAATATTTTTTAACACTATTAAAATATTTTAAACCATCACCTTGCATACCTGTAAACAAAGTATTTTTTTTCATAGCCGCAGCAATTGTATCTCTATAAAAACTGTTAGCAACATTAACATTACCAAGAGCAACACCACCAGTTTGAGTAATTGTATTTGGATTATAAACTGGTACACCAATTTGACTCATAGAGTATTGACCTAGTTTAGTAGTTCCCATTCCGGCTTTACCACTAAGAACTTCACCTGCACCTTGGTATAAATTTTTAAATCCTTCACTTACACTACCATTAGCAAAACCTTTAAATGTTGCACCAATAGTTTGTGAAATACCTTTTGCAGTTCCACCTACAAAGTTTGCAGAGTTATACATTCCTTTACCTACATGACCCATAACTTTTAAAAATGGATTAGTACTTAACGAACCTGTTTCTGCAAGTTTACCAAAACCAGTCCATAGTCCTCCACCTGTCGCACCAAATGCTCCAAGTAAATAAGGCATTGCCATGGAAACACCTATCATACCTATTGGTCCAAGTTTTTTACTAAACTTACTATATGCTTGAACAGCTTTACCTCCAAGACCTTTTACGCCTTTCCATACATTCTTAGCAACTTTAGCAATACCTTTACCAATACCTTTAAATATTTTTGATACTGGTTTTGTTATTGCTTTTTTTACTTTTTTAAATATACTACTGAAAAATCCCATTGATAGTTACTCCTTAATTTGGAAATAGTTTAATTGCAAACTCACCTAAAGTTTTTAACATATTTACTTTAGCTTGGTCTGATGCTGCTTCGTTTCCAAGTGCTGCTACTGCAAGTGTTGCTTTTCTTTCTTCATCATTTTCTGCCGCTTCATATTCCCATTTAGCAGCGTCTCTCATTTCTTGCCATAAGAAAGATAAACCTTGATTACTTAAATTAAAAGCGTTCATTGCATTAGCTTGGTTAACTGCATTAACTCCTGCTGTGTTTGCTGTGTTTGTTTGTCTACGCCATTGAACATTTGATTGTTCAATAGCTAGTGCATTAGCTGTATTAAACTGGTCTCTTTGAAAAGAAAGATTAGCATTATATTGAGCAATCTGTGAATTAAGTTGCTCTTCTAATCTATTTGCTTCTAAAGTATTACCGGCATTTAATTCAGCAATTCTATTTGCATTAGTTGCATTAAACTGTGACATTGCATCGTTACGTTGTGCATTGCTTTGATTAACTGTGTTTGACAAGTTAGCCATAAACTGTTGTGTTTGTGATTGACTTGTTGCATTGAACTGTCTTGATGCATTTTCTGATGCTTGGTTAGATAACATTGCTTGTTGTTTTTGTTGTGCATTAAGAACAGCTACTTGTTGACTGTTACTTAAATTAGTCATATCCATTTGTAAAAATGATTGTGCATTTAACACTTGAGCTTGTTGTTCGTTACTCAAGTTAGCCATATCTAAAGAAGCTAACCTAGCAGCATTTTGTAATGTAGACTGTTGTTGGTTATTTAAATTTGTTAACTCAAATGTTCTAAACAAGTTAGAGTTTGATATAACTGATTGTTGTTCATTGTTTAAATTAAGAACATCCATACCTGCAACAGTTTTAGCATTTGCTAAAGCAACAGATTGAGCATTGTTTAAACCTGCTAAACCTACTTGTTGTTGTAACTGTGCATTGGTTAAAGCTGTAGATTGTAGATTTGCTAGGTTTTGTAATCGAACTTGTTGTTGTTGATTAGCTGTAGTAAGGATTGCTTGTTGAGCATTTTGTAAATTAGCCATGCCTGTTTGCTGTGCAAATTCAGCAGTTGCCATTCCTGCTTTCATTTGATTTTCAGCATTAACTAACTGTGCTTGAAATTGTTGTTGTTTAGTTAAAACTTCTGCTTGTTGTTCGTTACTTAAATTAGCCATTGCTGTTTGTTGTAACATTGCAGAGTTTGCTTGAGCAATTGGAACAGCAGATTGTATAATAGAATTAATTAAAGCTTCTCTTCCAATGGAAGAACGAGATAAACCTCTTTGTGCTAAGTTAGCATCAACAGCTTCTACCGCAGCTCTAGCCCATGTAGGGATAGTTCCTGTTTCAATACCACTTAATAATGTTTCAAGCTGTGCAGAAACAAGAGTTGTTGTCGGCATAGCCGCAACCTGTGCTTGTACTGCTGTTGGTTGTTGAACAATACTTGCTTGTACTTGTGCAGGATTGTTTCCTATAGCTCCTTGTATTGCAGGGGGAAGTGTAGCTGTTTGTGCTTGAACAGTAGATGCAGTACCACTTACAGCTTGTGCTAAAGCTCCGGATGATAATTGACCAGATGCAGCTTGTGCAATTGCTTGACTTGTTGGTACAGCAGTTTGTCCAGTAGTTATTGCTCCTGTTGATAATGTTCCTTGAGCTGCTGTTGCTTGTGCTTGTTGTCCAAGAGTTCCCTGTGCCGCAGTTCCTGTTTGAGCAGTACCTGTTGCCGCAGTTGTTGTTGGGGCAGTCATAGAAGTAGGTTGACCAATAGCTGTTGCCGATGATGGACCTGCTCCTACAATAGTTGGTGCTGTAACTTGAGCTTGACCAACACTAGTTGGTTGACCCATTGTTGCACCTTGTAAAATCTCATTTGATTGTACTTGTTGTTGAGTATAAGTTTGTTTTGCTTTAGATGCAATCTTTGGGTCAGATATATTTTCTTTTAAATAAGTATCAATATCTAACTGTTGTGAAGGTTCTGAAGCTTCTGGTATTTCTTTAAAATCTCTAACTGCCATTTTTATTTTCCATTTGTCTCAATCAAATATTTTTCCATCCACACTATCTTTTCTTTTATAACTGCAACATCTTGTTGTATCTGATTAACTGAATTAACTTTATTTTCAACTGCATTGAGTCTGGCTGAAAACATTCCCCAAGTAATTCCTATTGCTACAATTAATGGTGTGTAAGATAGTATAAATTTTAAATCAATTTTCATAATTATTTTGCTAATGGATTATTTGATTTAAGTTTTATTTCATCAAGTACTACGTCTTGTACTTCATTTTCTTTTTTAACAATAGCTACTTGTTTTTCTAGCTCTGTTAATTTATCTTTAAGTTCTTTTAACGATTTGTTAATTGGACTTAAATCTGTTTCTTCGGGAATATCTAGCATTGCTACTTCCTCTCGAAGTTTTCCTATTTCTTTAAACACAAGAGTTAAATCAACAGGAACAATTTTATCATCAACTGTCTTTATTCTATCTATCAAATCAACTTTATATTCATTTGCATATAGTAAAGCATTGTCAACTTTTTTATTTAACTCTTTATCTTTACTATGTAAAGGTTGTAAGTTAATGGGTGGCTCACCTTCTAGTACTGATAGTCTATTGTTAAATTCACCCCATGCATAAAATCCACCACCAATAGCTGTTATAGTTCCTATGAGTGCGGCATATGTAGATAGTTTATCTAATATTTTCATTGTTTCAGAATCTCCAATTCTCTTAACAGTTTAGTTTTTTTGGATTTAACTTCCAATAATTTAACCCTATGAATTTCTATAGGGTCACTTTCCGTGTATGAGTTTAACGCAACTCCTGCATAGATATCTGCTGTGTAGCTAGATAAATTCATTTCTAAATATAATCCTAGATGTGATTTTTCGTAAATATCTTTTGAGGAATAAAACGCTAAATTTTTATATTCATCTAAGTTTTTTAGTTTAAAAAATAAATCTTCTTTTGATAAATTTTTTGTTGTTTCTTTTGTAACTTGTGTTATTTGTTTTGTTATATTTTTTATACTTTGTTTTACTTTATTTTCTACGTCTGAAGCATCTGTAATAACCCTGTCATCGGTGTCCATTTCTCTGTCTTCCGATTGTACTTCATCTTGTTTTTCACTATCTTCTGATTGTACTTCGGACTCCTCAGTTCCTTCGCTATCGGGTTTTTCTTCTTTTTGTTCTTCTGTTTTTTCTTGTGGACTTTCTGTTTCGGTTTCATTTTTAGCTACAATAGTTTCCACAGTTTCTTCTTCATCCGTAAAAGTCTCTGGTATGCTTTCTTCGTTTTCTGTGATTTCCTGCATTGGTTCTTCAAAGTACATATCATCTTCAAAGTAGTCACTTTCAATAATACTATAAGTCTCATCTACAGTAACCTCTGGTTCGTTAAACGAATACATATCTTCTATAAGATAGGTATTATCTACTTCCCAATAAAATTCTTCTGGTATATCATCTATGATATCAATAATATTTTCATCAATATCATCTATAGCTTCTTGTGCATCTTCATTAATAGGCGGTATATTACTATACGCTACATTTAATGTAACATTATCTACATCTGGTCCATAGTGAAAACTATCATACGATGTACCGGCAGTTTCATTAAATAACTCTGCTCTGATTGTAAAGTCTGTTTGTGTATTATAACCATGCGTATACACATTTGTGTAATTTATAAACTTATTATCAGTTGTCGAGCTAGTTCCAGTTATCTCTCTAACTTGTGTTGATACTGAACCATCAGAGCTTGTAATAGTTTGTTTGAGAGTTAGTGTGTTCTCTACATTATTCCAAAACCATACATCTGCTGCCATGGTTGAAGTAAAACCTTGATTAACTTCTGATTGTGTTAGATGACCATCATCAACTAAATCTACATCTTGGTATACATTATCTCCTGTATTTCCTTCAAAAGCTAGTACACCACCACTATCATCCATACCTGTTTGATATGGAAATCCCCATTCGCCATGTGTGTGAATAGTTGTTCCGTCTGTTGACCAACCAGTTGTATCTACAGTTTCACCAGTTCCAAAAGTAGAATTAGTTAATATATTTCCTGTTGTTACAGTTTGTCCAAAAGATTTATCCCATGCTAAAATAAAAGCACAAACAATTAACGTTGGAAGTATATACCGCATTAATTATGTACGTTAATTATTTTATGTTCTTTTGTTTCTAAATCTGTTTCAATTATAATTTTATCTACTTCTTTTTGTTCTAAAAGTGTTGCTAGTTTCTTTTTTTCTTCTTCAAGTTTTCTAGCAAGTTCTTTTTTTTGTTCTTCTATTCTAATCGCTTCTAACTCTGCATCTATTTGAGACCTAGTTTTTAATTTTTTAATATAGGTTTCATAGTCTGGTCTTTCAACATCATATTTAGTCCATTCTGATAGTGCATCTGGACCAATTTTACCTTCAAACGGACAGGGAGTTCCAGCCATTTGCATTGCTTCAAAGACCCTTTCATCTTGACATAACAGGCTTACAGCCGCAATACGCATACCATAGTCGAAAAGTACCTTACTGAGCTTAATACGCTCACAATTTAAATCCCTAAAATGTTTTCCACCAGATAAGCCAAAGCCCATGGTAGAAACACCACCACTAATACCCATGCTACAAACGTCTTGAGACATAGCTGAGTAACTCGGAGCGGAAGATGAACTAACGGGTATATCTGACCCATTGGTAGTGCTGTTATTTGTTGTCGTACTTGTCGTTGTGTTTGTTTGTCCATCATTATTATTTGTTGTTGTTGATGTATAACCACCAGTAATCTGAGTATTACTACCGGAAGAATTTGTTTGTGCGTTGTTATCGTTAGTAGAATCTGCAAAAGTAATTGTACTTACACATAAAATAAAACTTAATAAAAATACTAGGAGTATATTATTTTTCATTTACCACAAGTACACTTTCCATCTACACAATCAGGACAAGGATTAATCATTTGCATTATCCCAAGCTGTTTGTAGTTCTACAAGTTTAGCATTTACTTCTTCTTCGGTAGGTAATTCTGTTACTGGATTGTCTACAATGTTTCCATCTATTCCTACTTTTTCAGAAAGTCTTAAGTTAGCATAAATTTTATTTGAACTATCTGTCCAAGTAAACCACTGTCCAGTATGTATAGTTATTAAAGCGTCTTGTATATGGTCAGGTCTACCATCTTCTCTCATTTTATGTATCTCCTAATCTAATAAAGGTAAAATGTGTTTCGTTTTTTCCACTGTCTCCATGCGTCATTACATTATTGTTATTAAAAACTCTAAAAGAGCATTTGCATTGTGTAGTGTCAGTAACATCAAAAACATAGTGTGCTGTTGAGGTACAATATCGGTGGTCTTCTACTCCAGTTCCATTAAAAGCAACTTCAGTATAGGTACTATTATTAGTAGTGACTTTAATAGTAAGTCTAAATTCACTGTCGTTTGCCGCTCCAGAGCCATTGTTACCTCTACCTTGTAGAGTAGCAATAATCATGTAAATACCTGTGCTTGGAAAAGTAAATACACCAGATGATTGTGTCATAGATGAGCCAATAGGAACACCATTTCCTGTGCTATCATTCTGTTCTAAGTTAGAAGTTATTGGATTTGCAACACCTGTAAAATCAGTAGTTAATCTCCATTGGTCAGCAACAGTAATACCACTTGTATAATTACTTGTAGGCAAAGTACCTGTAACTCCTTGTGCTAAATTTAAAAATGTCTGTGCCATTATGGTTTACTCCAAATTGAATGTGTTAAAGTTATATTGGGAG